CATCGTCTTCTAATGAGTCAGAAAATGCCGTTATACCTAATGCTAAACAGTCATTTCGTAGGTCTCTTAAAGATGTAAGTGCCGATGCCCCTTCTTGTACTTCTGTAGTAAGCACTCCTTTTAAAACTAAGTTAGGGTCTTGGGCAGCTACGTTTACAATACCTACGTATTCTTTAGCTAATATCTCATCTACTGCTCCAGAGTTAGCTTCAGGATACTGATCCCAGAAATCGCCTGGCTCGTCTTGGACTCTGGTTTCTACTGGTAGTTCTTGAGATGGACCTTCCTCAATAATTGCTTGTTGTACTGCTTCAGCAAATAACACTAAGCAGGCTTCAGCCCACTCTGGTCTCTCAGTAAGAATTACATTTGGGGTATTTCTGGCATCTAAGTGCTCTAGTTCTCCTTGACCACCTTCCCATTGTAATGCGTTTACGTACGGAGGTATATTGGCTGAAGAGAAGTCTATACCTCCCATGCCTTTACCATCTACGGTCATTGCACCATCACTTGGTACTATTGAAAAATGTGTTGCCATTTTACTTATCTCCTAATAATTTTCTTTTAGCAGTTTCTTCTAACAATTTTACACTACTTTCGTTAGCCTTAACCATCTCGTTTCTAAACGACTCTACAGCCGCTCCGGTCTGTCTTTGCTGACCAGAATTCTCAACTAGTAGCATTGGTAGCCAAGTGACAGCACACGCATACTCATCTACATCTTTACCAGTATTTGGGTCTTTTCCTTGTAACTTGGTAAACCACATACACTTTAACCCAATACACTTCTTCTTCAATAAGGGACAATATTCCCCTCTAGGTAGTTGCATTAATATCCTTTCGTTAGCTCTTAGTAGCTATAATTACATCCACATATGATACATCAACGTTAACTGTTGAAGAACCTGAAAAACTGTGGTTGTGGTTAGACCCTGTAAATCCGTGATTGTGGGCTTGTGAACCGCCTGACGCTCCTGAGTTAGCGTTTGCAGTTCCGTAGTATGTACTACCCTTATTTGTTGTGCTTACTCTAGTACCAGCATTAGGTTTAACATAACCGTGAGTATGGCTCGGTATTCTTGCATTAGACAGCGTATGGTTAGCAACAGTACCACCTGCTGCTTTGTTACCTGTGTTACCAGAAATAGACACAGCATATGACTGAAATGCTGTACTAAATGCTACCGTACCACCTGTACCTACAGTTCCACTAACAACTCTTAAAGCAACGTCATTAGATGTTGTTTCTTTTGTCCAACCTGTTGGTGCTGCTGTTTGTTGAAATAACATTCTAGATCCTGCTGGGATTACAACTGCTGCTGCAGGTATTGTTTGCCATGTAGGGTCTCCTGTTCCATTAGAGCCTAGATATTGATTAGCTGAACCTTCGTCTCCATTTAACTTGATTAGCCCTGTAACATCTAAATCTCCACCACCAATTGTAGCTGCTGTGGCAGTTAAACTAGAAGTTTCTAAGTTAGTTAACCCTGTTATTTCGCCCCCACTAATATCTACTGCATCATCATTCTGCTCTGACATTGTTCCTAATTTAACAGCATCAACAACATTAGAACCATCGTTATATACGAAGTTTGTTTTACCTGCACCAACCACAATTCCTGTGCCAGTTGAGTTTTTAACTGTAACAGCATCGCCACAAGTATTATTAATCAGGTATAACTTTTGAATTGTAGGTACAACTAAATTTCTAGCTGCGCCTCCTGTTGTTCCTATTAAGTTTAATCTTAAGTGTCTAGCAGCTTGAGATGCATTAGTGTCTGTTAAAGTGAGGGTTACATCACCACTTGCAAAAGTAACGTCAGCTGAACCTGTGATAGCTTCTTCTAATGCAGTACCTAAGTTGGTATTTGTGGTCGCACCCCAAGTCCCCGTCTGCTCACCGGTGGCGATTAACTCTATTTTTAATTGCGAATAAGTACTTGGCATTTTGTAGTTCTCCTATTATCTGATATTTTACCATCATTTCTTTTAATTGCGTTAATTATCATGTCGCTATCCTTTTCCAATTAGCATCTTGGCTAGTATCAATTTCGCCCCAGACTAAAATAAATCTTCCGTTTCCAACGTGTCCAATCGCTTCTACTCCTGATGGGAACGCTGTTGCTTTTGCATCGGGCTCTATTTGTCCTATATATCCTGTGCCTTCAACCCCGCTAACATCTACTAAGTTAACAGTTTTGCTTTCAGCCATTCCTGTCTGACCCGTAGCAAATACGCCTGTAGGATAAACATTTGCTTCCCCCACCATAGTGAGGTCTCCTACAAGACCGGTTCCAGTTACAAATCCTGTGTTCGCATTATTATCGGCTTCAACAAGTGCGTCACGTAGGATAATGGTTGCTTCTAGTCCGCTAACTACTACAGGGGCATCAGCCTCTACTGTAGCTCGTCCTATTTGTCCAGTAGCAGATACGCTTGTAGGTTCAGCTATATCTACACCTGTCCCCCACGAGCCTCTACCCCAATAACCTGAACCCCATCCTTCAAACCGAGCCATCTTAGGCTCCTACTACGCTATACGTATAATAGCAGTAGCAGAATCTGCAGTAGGGAATACTACTGTAAAGTCACCAGCAGTTGATGTTTTATTACCACCAAAGTCTAAAACTGCAACAGCTTTATTTCCTTGAGTTTGGTTGTAAATCATAGCACCACGTGCTGTAATAGTAGCGGTTGTCCATGTTTCATCAGCAAAATCTAAATACGCTGTAGTACCTGATGATGTTGGGGCAACAGTTTCTAGTGCTTGTCCGCCTGCTACATATCCTGTTCCTGTTGTCTCGCCACCTGTTTCGTATGCTGTAGTACTTGCATCTAAAGAAGCTGCATCCGTATAAAGCGCTAGGTAAAAAGTGTCTGCCGTTGTATCTGCACGGGCTACAGTTGTACCGAAAGCGTGAATACCATCCAGTATTTCAACTTTAAAGCTTGTGCACATTGCTTGTGTTATAGCCATTTTTATATCTCCAAAAGTTTAATTAAATTTGAATGTCCCGCTTCACGCAGTTTATTCGCAATTGTTGTATGATTAGACTTGATTGCCTTTTTCATATACTGCACTAGAACGAGTCTAATGTTTTGTTTGTAAGCTTCTGCTTGCTCACGTATTAACGGGTCAGCATCTTCGCCTACATGTATTATCTTTGCTAGTGCCATCTCCGCTACTTGTTCGGGCGTGTGACCTTTTCCTTCTTCCGAAGTAATTACTTTGTAGTCTGTGCCTAAAGTCATTTTTCCTATATTTTGCATTATCTTACCGGTATCCTTTCTTGCCCACTTCTGTAGGCATCTCGTCTATTTTTACCTTCACCTAAATTCTGTAAAAGCGCCATTGCTTCTTGATATCTACTTGAGTATTGAGCTACAGTATCTGCATCCTCTTTCATGAAAGCAGCTGCTTCAAGAAGTGATCCATAGAATAAAGCAGTATCAAAATTAGAGCCAAGCCAAGTATTACCGACAGTGACAATACTCTCAGGATAGTAATAATAATGAAGTTCAGCCATGTAATCGGCATTAGGAGTCGGGCCAAGTAACATTGAGTCTTCGTCGAATATTGCATAAAATTTTGGTTCTCCAACAACTCCTACCTGTGGGCAGGCTTCTCTTATAAAATTAACATCCTTATTAAGTAAGTAAACATATTCATTATCTTCATTAATTATTGCAATACTAAAAGTAGATAACCAATCACTTGGCAGACTAAAATACTTATTCCCTGAAGTCATAGTACCCATAACGTTTTTACGTAAGTCAGGTAACTGCACAGAGTTATAAATAGTTTGCTCTGCGTTTTGGATGAATCTATCTACATCATCTTTCGTATACTTATTTTCAGTATAACTTTCTATTGCTGCTACTAATTCTGTGTACGTCATATTGTGTACCTATTGTGTTTTCTTTTGTTTTCTGTTGCTCTTATCACTTGCAAATTATCAGGGACATGCAGTCCAGAGATATACTCTCCTTGTAGTGGAATAATATGGTCCACATGCCACTCTTCTCCTGTCTCTTCTCTTAATTTCTGTGCTTCTTTGTAAAGCTCTTTTATTTTACCTAAATCTTCTTTAGTCAGCCAACTTGGTGTTCTATTTAATTTAGCCGCTCTTCTTTTTGCTGCAAAAGCATTTACTTTATCTTTATTAACTTGAGCCCAAGCTTTGTTTTTAGCTAGTTTCTCTTCTTTGTTAGCTTCGTACCAAGCTTTAGTACTAGCTCTATGTTTTTCTCTATTAGCTTGTCGCCAAGCTTTGGTATGAGCTTTTTTATCTTCAGGGTTTTTATAGGGCATTAAGCTAAAGGCCCCCTAGCCTTTGTACCTTTAGTTGCTGCACCATTGCCTCTTGTCTCTACGCCATCTCTTTTAACATCTGTGTCAGGATAGCCTGATAGTTTGTTTGGTCCTCTATTGATGTTAGCCATCATTGTTCCAAAAACCTTACCTCGTCTTCTAGCTGGGTATTCTGTAGGTTTTGGTAGTGCTACTTCTTTTGGTTGTTTATATTCTGCCATTTTAATTCTCCTAAGTTATCGTTATTGTAACATTTCCTACTTGACTTTTGCCTTCTAATTTGTTCTCTAGTCCTTCTAGCTCTAGTGGATTATTAAGTCCTACAGGTTCCCATCCCCATTGTATGTCCCTTTGTTCTTCCAAGTTTGTATCTGGTCTTGGATTACGTACAGCCTGTGGGTCATTTACAGGATACATACCTTGCATATTTTGAGGGTGGTCACTGTTCCAGCATTCTTCACATGCCTTAACATGAGAATCTTTAGTTCTAATAAATAAGTCTTTTAGTTTATTTAATTTAAACTGAAACCCACAAACATCACAATTACCTAATGCATGTTTACCACCTGTAAATTTACTACTCATTATATATGGTAAGCCCTTGGTGCTATTCTTAAATCAGCTTTTTCTCTATCTTCATCTGCAGCAAGTGTCCACTGTTCTTCGTAAGATGCTTTTAAAAACTGCGTTCTATCTCCTGCACCTGGTATTTTTAGACTTAAATAATATGCTAATCCTGCAACCATACAAGGTAAAAATCTAAACGGTATATCTTGAGTGTTTAATCCTTTCCCTGCATCATCTAATCTTTTCATTTTCCAGTATACAAAAGTATACTCATCATCTTGGTCTGGTCTTGGATATACATTAATAATAGGATGAGTCTCTTGTCTATTTATCCAAAGCTGGTTAGGTCTACCCTGACTATTCTTATTAGGTATTGAACCCCATGATGAAGCAGATAATCTACTGATACTTAAATCATTTTGGCTTTGTCCAGTTCCTGTTCTAATAACTTGTTCAAGCAAGTCAATAGTATCTGAAGGTAAGTCATAAGACTGCACACCTTTTAATAATGGAATACTACCTTCTTCAATTGTCCAAAGGTTAATACCACGGTTAGCCCACTCTGCCGTCATTAAATTTAAACTTCTTCTAGCAGTTCTTAGGTCATACCCTGTTCTTAATTCAGCTCCACATCTTTCAAAAGCTTCCTCTACTATTTCGTTAAGGTCTAAATTAAATGTTGTTCTTCCTGATGTAGTCATTACATCTCCTTTTCAATGTTTCTAATTACAGTGCATTCTTCTGATATCACGTGCGTATGTACCGTAGGCTCAACTGAGTCCATATAATCCCCACCAACAAACGCTGCTAATAAAGCCATAATTGATACTATTGTCTGTCTTGTGGTTTCCAATTACATCTTTCCTCTGATACTTCATTCTCAATATAGTCATTTATTTCAAAGTTATATTCTTTTACTTTTTTTGAATACGTCGTACATTCTTTATTATTATTTAAAGGTAGTGATAGAGGTTTGTACGCTTCCCCTACCACGGTACCTGTGATAGCTCCACTTAAATACAGTAGAG